AGAAGGTACCGTCACCGTTCTTGACGAAGAACTCTTCCCGCTCCTCGTATTCCTTGGTCATCTCGATGGAGATGATTCCATCCGTCACCACGGTGGAGCACCCGGTGACCGGTACACCACAGGAACTCAGCAACGTGGCGCGAACCCGGGGGACTTTCCACGGGGTAAAACACACCGTAGTCATGTTGACTTCTCCTTCTTCTTCGGCTCTATAGGCGACGAAGAATCAAGGGACTGGTACGTGAGGTAACGCTCGTACAACTCATCAGGAACCACCACGGCTGGCCCATCAAAGTCCGTGGTGGTTTTTACGTCTTTAGGGTTGTCGGCCAGGTCCAACAGCACCTTGAGAGTCCAGTTGCTGTCGTAGTGGACAACGGTGGTCATTTACACCACCCCTGTAGTAGCGCAGGAGCGGGTAACGGCCGTGGTCCAGACACCACATTCGACCGCAGCGGCGAAAATCTTTTCACCCACCAGGTTCAGTTCATTGGTGCTCTTGTTCAGCACCTGACCTGGCGGTGGGATGAAGACTTCCGCGTCCTGCCAGATGGCGATACGGCCGGAGGCGTACATGTACTCCACCGTGGCCGTCACCGCCTCGCCGGCCGGACCAGTGCCGTCGTAACCCTCACCGAACACCACCGGGGTGTACCGCTTGGTGACACAGCTCCGTCCAGGCCCCTTCTCCAGGAGGTGGGCCTGAGCCAGATGTGAGGCCATGTAGGGCCGTGCGTGGATCAGGCCACCCACGATCCCGTTGTCGGCCAGGGCCTGCTCCAGCTTCGCCACCGCGTCGGTGACACAGGCGCTAGCACCCAGGTCGGTGGCGTTGCGGAACAGACCAGCGATGACACCACGGTCATTGCCGAGGGTGGTACCGGACCAGACTCGCTTCTCCACCGCCCGCTGCTCGTGCAGTGCCATCCGGGTCCGGACCCGTTCTGCCGCCTCCTCGAAGGAGAAGCCGACCGGGCCACAGGAGTAGGAAGCAACCACACCGAACGGGGCACCGGAGATGGCCGCCTCCACGCCCATGAACGTCTTGGATCCGGAGACCGCAGGGCAGTTCATGGCGTAGAGGTAGATGCCGTCTTCACAGGTGTCCGGGACGTACTGGACACCGCCACCTACCGAGTTCGCGGATGGGAACGGCATCGGCCCCAACGCCACGTCGAACAGACCGTACGGCCTCGGCGGTGGGGGCGGTGCAGTGAGTAGTAACTGCGGAGGGGGGTTGGCCACCTGGATCTCCTTCCATGCCTAGTGGCTGGAGGGGGGCCGGTTACCCGACCCCCCTAGGAGACCTAGCAGGTCACAACCCGCTGGAGGCCAGTTGAACCACTCGGGCAGATACCGACCGTGTAGACCCTGGAGACCGGGCACATCTTCACCATGGCCCAACCCGTCTCTGTGAAGAGGTGGGTCACCTGGTTGGTGGCCAGCTTCGTGGAGTCGTACACCGAGTTGAGCGTGATCACGTCGTTGACTGCCCGGATCCAAGTACCGGCCGGGTAGACCAGGAACTGGAGCGAGGTCGGCAGCGAGGTGATCGGGGTGTCCGAACCGGGCGAGCCGGACGCTGCACAGGTAGCGAAGGCGTCCTGCCAGTCGTACACGTACTGGACCCGGGCACCACGGCAGGAGAACGCTGACGTGATAGCCGCGTCCGCCAGGCAGAGGGCTTCTGGGCCACCGCCGACTGCGTTACGCCGGATCCAGTCCGCCCGCATCTGGGCACCGATCCAGAACGGCATAACCACTTCGAGCGTGGCGTTGCGCTGCATCCGGAGGCGGTACTTGATGTCCACAATGGCCATCTCCACCGCCGACAGGACCTGGCTGACCACCGAAGCGTCCGTGGCCCACGGTGCCAGTGCGGTCAGAGCCACCGCCGTGGAGCCGGTCACCACATCCGCGATCTGCTCCTTGTTGATCTGGTGCGCCGAAGCGGCCAGAGCACCACGGGTGAACGCGGCCGTGAACTCCGGGTATCCCCGCGTGGCCAGGATGTTGCCGGTGAGGCAGAGCCCGGTGACGCCGAGCCGGGTGTCCTCGAAGGACGGGCACGGAATCTCCAGACAGGTCTTCGTGGTGCCGGAAGCCACCTGGGCCTCAGTCAGGTCGAAGAAGCCAGTCGGGCTGTCGCAGGAACCGCCACCGAAGATCGAGTCGAACTCGATACCGGTGTTGTGCCGGATGCCGCCACGACGGGCCTGCACCTCGGGTGCGTCGAATAGACCGTCCGTGGTGATCTGGAGACAGATGTCGTAGTCCGTCTCGGACGGGGCACACCATCCTTGCGCCGCCACCAGGGCGTCACGCTCCGGGTGGTTGGCCTGGATCTCCTTGTACCGCTGCTCCACCGAACGGATCAGGGAGCCACCCGGGAGCCGGGTCTCGTCCATGACCTTGAGCAGCTTCGGGTAGTCCGTCTCGTCGCCCTGGAGGGAGAACTCGTCCGGGTAGTCGCGGACAAGCTGAGCCACCGGGTACATGATCGGACCCTCACCCCGGCCACCGCTCATGCGGCCGTGGCTGGATGAGCGGGACTCGAACGCCTTGGCAACTTCCAGGAGCGTGTCGAGCGGGGCACCGGCCTCGTAGTTGGGCACGCCGGCCGCTGCGACCAGGGCCGAGTAGCGGGGGCGGTTGCTGACCGGGATGTTCGGCTCCGGTGCCGTGCCCACCAGGTCCACGATCTTCACCTTGGTGGCTGAGCCGTTGGCACTGGTGGTTGCGGAGGCGACGATTGCCGGTTCCGGCTCTGGGTCCGGCTCAGGCTCCGGGTCACCCTCGGGCTCCGGGTCCGGCTCGGTGAGTGCGGAGAAGCGGTCCTTCTTGCTCTCCCGCTTGGCAAGTTCAGCCGGCACCTTGACTCGGGTGAACTCCTGGAGCTGCTCCAGGTGGTCAAGCACCTCATCGGGGCTATCCGCAGACGCCGACGCGATGAGGGAGTCAAACTCCGTCTTGGCCTGGTGCTTGAGGTCCTCTAGTCCAGCAACGCTGAACTGGTTCAGAGATTCAGGAATCTGGAAAGTCATTGCTGGGTCCTTACTCAGGAAGTGTCGTTAACTTCCCGGCAGGCCCACAGCCGTCACCGGAGATCCTGGCGCTCAGCTCAGGATGCGATCAAGGCGAGAGTATCACCTAGTTGGGGAAAAGGTACCCCCACCGGCCTTTGTTACCTCAACCCGGGCGTCGTGCTCACTGTCCACCGTCTTACGGGTGCCGTTGGGCAGGATCACCTCGTACTTCTGTCCGGGGGCGGCAGGTGTACTCCCGTTACAGGCGCATGGCATTGATTTACTCCTTCTTCGACCTTCGGACCCATTGTGTGATGTCGCGGATGAGATCAGCCTTTGAGGCGTCAGTATCTTCCGTTGGGTCATACGCCCTCCGGATCTCAAGAAGCTCAACCTTGGTCAGCTTCTTCCTACCTTCCTCGGCAGCCTCGTTCATTCGCCATGCTGTGGTTGGACTGAGGTCCCGGGGACCTGGCGGTGGTGGTGGCGCATCGAGGATCTGGGCCTCTTCGTCCACGAACCGTTTGGCGAAGTCACGGTACTCAAGCGGGAGGGTCATCACTCAGCCTTAGCGGTTGCGTAGTGCAGCACGGCCTGAGCCCAGACAGGGAGGTCCTTGACCGTTTTAGCTTTTTCTCCCGCCTTGATGAGCTGGAGCAGGCCAGGATCGTCGGTCTCCAGGTCCAGGACTGCCTTGACCACGGCGATTGCTCGTGAAATGTCAGGTGTTATCACCCTGCCTCCTGTACATAGGTTGCGGTGCGGTTGAGGATCACATAAATCTTGGAGGTTGCCGGTGCCCCAGTAAAGAGCCCCGGCTCATCCACCCTGATTGCATCGTAGCCGAGCAAGGCTGCCCGTCGCCCGTAGTCAGCCAGGACTCGGCTACGGCCACTGAGTCGAGCAGAAAGCTGGTCGTACTTCTCCATTACGGCAGTGATACCAACAATGTCGTTCGGGTCCAGTTTGTCTAGTTCAGCTTGCCGTGCAGCTTGTAGGTCCTTGGCTGCCTGGCTACCCCCACCGGCAGTCGTCATCTTCCGGAGTTCTTCCGACCCAATAATCCGGGCGTCACGTCGCAGTGCTATGCGAAGGACTCCTTCATCATTGCCACTGGCGTAACCCAGGGCCGTTCTCCGGTCGGTAGCGGAGTAACTGCCGTTGCCATAGATGCCAAGGCCGGGGTAGTAGTCACCGGACCGGTAACGCTCAGCCAGCTCGGCTGCGGAGTAGTCTCCGTGACTGCTAATTCCACGGTGAACCTCGATGCCACCGTCACGAACGACCTCATCCATACGTTCCTTGGTGACAACTTCTGGTGGTCCGTTGTAGCCCTGCTCCTGGTAGATCCGGCCAAGCCAGATGTCACCAACACCTCTCGATCCCAGTGAATGGCCACTAGTGCTCTTAACTGTCGCGTCGTAGTCGAAATCATCAATGAGCTTCTGCCCACGGACGCCAGCAATGTCACGCTGGTTCGGCAGAACCTCCATGATGACGACCGGGATGTCGCCGGAGTCATCAACCCGGACCACCCGGAACTGTTGCCCTCGCGGCAGGAGTGCCTCCTGGACCCCTTCGTGACCCAGGGCGGCATGGGTACCAGCCGGGGCCAGAATCTTGAACAGCATCGGCTTACGCCCCGAGGGGAAGTCACCACGACTCTTGCGCCAGCCGATGATCCGGCGAGCCCCCTGCTCATCAAAGGAGGTGGAGACGAAGCCTGCATCGGTGTAGATGGCCCCAGGAACCAGCCTGCGGTAGTCGGCATTAGCCGTGATGGCACTGCGCCACAGAACCGAGTCCCTGTCGATCACACTGTCAGCGATGGCCGAATCCAGGCCGATCTGAACCTCATCCAGGTCAACGGTTCCCGTTGGCGTGGTCCCGGTTCCGTGGAGGTTGCGACCCTTGCGCAGTGACCCGTTCAGTTGGTCTGCCACCGCCGCCATCATGTACAGGTCGAGGGCCTTGTTCTCCTTGTCGGTCAAGCCAGGACGGCGTTGTCCTTCCTGGATCAGTTCGGCAATTGGCCTGCCGCGCTTGTGGGTCAGCTCAGTGGGGATGGACTCGCCACGGTGTTTTAGTGCGTGCTTCACGTAGCGGGCCTGGAACCGCTGCTCCTCGATCGGGACCGGGTCACCGAGGACGGTGCCGCCGAGGGTCTTGAATCTGGGCTTCGGTGGGACCTTGGCCTTCTCCAGGGCATCGGCAAGCCGCTCCACCGCCGTGGCCGCATCGTCGGCCTTGGCGATGTAGGAATCCATCTCTGCTTTACGGGCAGGATTCTGGGCCATTGGGTGCCTGCCCTTTATGGCATCCTTCTTAACCTCCCGCCAGCGTGCCGCCGTCTCCCGCATACGTTTGACCAGCTTGGCCCGGGGGTGACGTGGATCGAAGCCTTGCTCAGCCTCCTCTTCCCAGTAATGGAAGGCGTTATGGAACGGGTTCTCATCTTCGTACCTACGCCGCATCTCGCCAGGGTTGGCGGTTCCTCCATAAAGGGCGGTGCCGGCGTGCCAGGTGGGGGCACCCTCTTCGGGGCTCCATCGGTCCCAGTCAACTCCACTAGTCTCACCAGCCAGCTTGCGTAGGTCCACGTTCCCCTGGTCGTTGATGTACTCAGGCTTACCCTTCCTCTTCTTCCCCAGGTCGTCAGCCAGGTGACGAAGCGTCTCAGCATCCTCTTTGGACTCAGTCTTCAGGGCATCCAGGCGCAGACGCCTGGCTACTACCTTGGTGTCATCACCGTTGGCAATGCTCTGAGCTGCCCGGTGAAGCGGGGTCCAGTCCAGAGCCGGTGCCCGACGACCCATGTCACTGAGTCGCCCGAATAGGTCCTGGAGAGCGTCCTGCGGGTCCTTATCAGGCTCCAGGGCATCGGCAATGTCGTGGTCCATCAGATCCGGCAGCACCTTCTTCAGGTCTGCCTGAATCTCGTCGTTGGCAATGAGTTCCTCAACCTCAGCCCGGGTCAGCCACTTGGCATCCACTGTGTCCTTGTGGCTGGGCTTGACATCGAACATCCGTGGTGAGTCAGCCACCAGGGACGTGTACGTCCAGCCGTGCGGGTCTGGAAGAGTTTTATGCTGGCCAGCCGGAGACAACCGCTCTAGGTCGGCCTCGCTGACACCGATCTCCTCCTGCATCTCCCGGGCCGTGCCCTGGTACACCGTCTCCAAACTGTTTCGGGCACCGCCCGGCAGTTGCCACTTACCTTTGGCATCAGCCTTTTCCGAGGTTTTGACGAGCAGGTACCGGGGCTCTTGGTCATCACCACGAGCCCGGACCAGGGCACCGGAGGCTCCGTAGTATCCCCATGGTGCGTCAGGGCCAAGCCGACCGTCACCACTGGATCCTCGTTCACCTGGGGGGAGCACGGTGAACTGGTCGTTGGGGTCCGGCCTCGTGATGCGAGCCTCAGGTACCCGCTTAGGTGCCGCCTTAGCTGGTGCCACCTTCTTTGCCGGGACCCGCTTGGCTGGCCCCTCACCACGAAGGGCTGCCTTGATCTTGTCCTTGGTCCAGGACGCCCCAACCGGGACACCCCTCTTGCCGGCCTCAGCTACCAGCTCCTTCTGGGTCATCTGATCCAGGTCAGTGGCGTCACGGGCTGGCTTAGCTGGGGCCGCTTTCTTTGCCGGTGCAGCCTTCTTGACAGGTACTGGTGCAGCGCCAGGAAGCGGGCGAGGTGACTGATCCGCAACCGAGATGAGGTGGTTATCTTCACCGGCCAGCTTTACGGCTCTGGCCCGATCCTCGGCTGTCAGTGTCTTCTGGTTGGCCTGTGGTGCGATGTTGGCGGTACGTGCCCGACTCATGCGGACTATTGCCGCGTCGATTTCGGCATCCGTCATCGACTTCGGCATCCGGCCCTTTACTTCGGTGATACGGACGAAGTCACTGGAGGGCTTGCCAATGTCACGAAGGGCAGCACGGACGGCGTTCTCGACCTCAATCTCCCGGACTTCATCAGAGGTGGGTGCTGGTGCAGCCTCCGGTGCCTTCTTCTCGTCCTTACCGAAGTAGTCACGCAGGAACACACGGGCATCGGCCTGGGCACGGATGGACTGCCCCAGTTCCTTGCGCTGCCGCAGTAGACTCAGACGCTCATCCGGGGTTAGGTCTCCCTTGAGTGTCCGATCCATGTCGATCATCTCGGAGGAGTTGAGGTCAATCTCTGTCTCTAGGCGGCGGATCCCTTCATCGGGGGTGATCTTCCCGGAGGAGATGTCGAACCGGATCTCTTGCAAGGAGGCGTTAGCGGAACCTTGCGGTGCCTCGAAACCCTTCTCCTCCCAGGCTTCATCGAAGCCCTTCTTCTGGTCGGAGGGCAGAGCCCGGGATCCGACAGGTGTGCCGGTCTTCTCCAGGATGGCGTCGATCCGGTCCTGCTTGTTGAGGCTGGACCGCTTGATCCCAAGGTCATCCTCAATGTCCCTAAGTTCGCCAAGCTCCATGGCTTCGAGGCGTTCACGGGTGAGGGTTGGTCCAGCCTCCTTGCCCGGTGCTACCTCCTGATCAGGGAAGACGGCCTCAACGTCAACGTACCGGGCACTCTTCCTCTCCCCCGGGAAATCTGGGTGACTGAACCGGCTGACACCATGGTCACGAACAACCCGGAACTTGGCACCACGGGGGAACAGCATCTCCCCCTCTTCACCCTCCACGGGTGACATGCCGACCATGCCGGTTCCCTTGCGGACCACCATCCTGATCACAACCGGTTGGGCATCCGCGTTGTCGATGGCGAACCGGACAGCAACATCCTTGTTGGCTGAGGCACTGGTGAAGCCAGGATCGTCCCAGGTGCGCCCCTCCAGGCTTTCATCCCTACTCAGGTCACCGAAGATGCGCCGGCCATCGACCCCTCGCCAAGCCTCCACATCAGACTTCAGCTTGGCGTCAGGGTTCTGGAACGCCTCATCCATGAGCCGTACTTGCTCACGGATCTGCTCCGTGCTTTCACCACGAGCCACATCAGCAAGACGGCGCTCGTTGAGGGCACCAGGGCTGGCCCGGTAGGCGTCAAAGGCGTCCTGCGTCTTCTTACCCAGCTTCTCGGTGAGTTGGTTTTCAGGCTCATCCTCGAACTCGTACGCCCTCAAGTCGGAGGAGTTGGCTGCGGCCTCACCCTTGGCGGCGGATTTGATCTGACGGTCGAACTTTGCCTGTTCCTCGGCGGTCGGCTTCTGGCCCTGAGTAGCCCTGCGGGCTGGCACCGCCTTCTTCGCCGGGGCACGGAACCCTTCATCACTGGGCGTCGGACGGGTGGTCCCACCACCAAAGGCACGAAGGCTCATGACAATGTGAGTCTTGCGTGCCTTGAGGTCCATTGAGGACGGGAAGGTGATTCCCAGCTCACGACCTAGCTGGTTCACATCCTCCATGTGATTGACGTCAGCAATGATGCGGTTCATCTCATCTGCATTGGTGCTGTTGTCGCTGAGCCGGCCAGCAATCCGCTGAAGAGGATGATCGTCTGGCAAGCCTGAGCCCCTAGCAATCTTTCGCCGCTCGGGTGTCAGTTGAGACATGAAGGACTTCGGGGCAGCCTTACGTGGAGCGGCAGCCTTCTTTGCCGGAGCCCGCTTCACAGGTGCCGGCGTCTCACCCCGCATGTGAGCCTTGATCCGGTCCTTGGTCCAGGACTTGGAAGCACCCTCAGCGCGAGGATCGGCAAGCAGCTCATCCTTCGTCATCTGGTCAATGTCGGTGACATCACGGACAGGCTTAGCGGGTGCAGCCTTCTTGGCAGCCGGAGCCCGCTTGACCGGTGTCAGTGGTGCCAGTTCGTCAATCTTTTCCTGTGTCAGTCCCAGAGACTTCAGTCGGGAACGCTTCTGGCGAGTGGTGAGGGAGTCATCTGAGACGATGTGGTCGGCTCGGTCCTCCGGTGTCAACGGGGTGCGGTCGACCTTCGGTGCAGCCTTCTTAACTGCTGTCCGTACCTTGGCTGCTTCAGTCTCGGAGAACGGCTTCTCCTCCGGTGGGTTGACGTACTTGTCAGTGGCCTTTTCACTCTGTGATTCCAGGAGGGCGGCCCGTAGCTTCTCGTACCGGTCAGCCGCAGCCTGGGCTTCGTCCCGTTCACGGCGGAACCCACGAGCCCGGTCACCGGAGGCATTCTCAGCCTTCTGGTGAGCAATCCCGGCCTCGCTGCGGAACCGCTTCGCCTCTTCCCGGGCAGCATGACGGGCCTGGGGCACGGACATCTGCCCACCTCGGACACCGGTAGCTATCTGCCGGTAGACCTTCCCGTCTTCCCCTTCGATCTTCTCCTTGTCCAGCACCTCCAGGGCCGTCCGGTACCGGGCCTGGGTGACGGTCATGTGCCGGCGACCGGTCTGAATCTCCTTGGCCCGCTGGAGTTGGGCAGCCTTCTCCAGCAACGGCTTCTCGGACGGCTCACCGGGCCGTACCCGCTGAGCCCGCTTGACGATGTCCTCTTCCGCCACCGACTGGCCGGACGGTGTTGGCTTCGGCCGCTCCGGTTCCCGGACCCCACGCTTGAGGCCGTGCTGCTCAGCGATCAGGTCAGCGAGTTGGTCCTGAACCTTGATGTCCTGCTCAAACTCCCGGTCCTTGTCGCTGGTGCCGTCGAGCTTGTCCTGGACCAGTTGCCGCTTGTTGACGGCGATGTCGACTTCCAGCTCACGAAGCGCATCCTCGGGACGCCGCTTCCCACTGGTGATGCCCTCATACGCCTTGTTGAACTGCCGGCGACGTGGGCCATCAGAGGGTGCCCCGATCCCTGCCTCATCGAAGGCAGCCCGGAAGTCAACGGTGCGGATCGGTTCCTCGGGTGCGGGCTCTGGTGATGGTGCTCTACCTGGAGCCCCACCACCTACCGATTCGGAGTGGATCGGCTCATTCCGTGGAGGGGGGCCACCGGGACCGGTATCAGTGGGTCCGGTGATCTCCGCTTCGGTAGCACCTAGCCCACGCATCCGCTGTTGGTGTTCCGCAATGGACTGCCGCTCCCGTTCGGCCCTGGCCTCAGGGGTGTTGGCCTCCTGTCGCGCTGCCTCCCGGCCGAGTCCTTCCCGTTCTCCCAGGGCACGCTGAGTCGGGGCCAATGGTGGTGCCCCAGTGGCTCGGGCTTCCCGCATCTCTGGTGTGGCACCGGTTTCCCGTTCGCCACCACGCAGCGGGTGTGGCTCCTCGCCTCCACCTTCGGTGTCAACGATGGCGGTGATGTGGTACCCGCCTCGTCCATCACGGTCCACTTTGGTGATCCGGATGGGCAGGTCCCGGTCCATCATCACGCCACGGTCGTTGGGACCGTTACGGGTGGGGGCGATCTTTGTGCCCTTGGGGGCGACGATGGCCATGTGGATGGGGCCACCGGAGCCAGGACTACCGATCCGGGTGGGGGTGTATCCCTTGCTGGACACCACCTTTCCAGGCAGGTCCCAGACGCCACCGTCTTCAGCGTCCATGAACGCCGGGTCGATGCCGAACGCTTCCGGACCCATGCTTCGGTGCAGGATCAGGTCATCATGGGACGGCTGAAGCTGAGCATCCATCATGTCCACGAAGCGCTGCGTGGATGCGTCCATCCGTCCGGCCTGTAGCTGGACATTGGTGTCGTGCAGGTCGGCCAGCAGCCGACGCTTATCTGCTTCTGGCCAATCTTTGTAGCTGCTGAACAGGTACTGTGACGCCTGCTGGTCCGAGCCGAACTCGCGGTAATCAATCCGGGCAAGCATGTCGAGGATGCGCTTGGCCAAAGTGATGGCCATGCCCACGCCAGCCTTATTGATGAACCGCCCGTTCTTGCCCCGGGGGTGCATGAGTTCTTCTTCTGCACCCCAGGAACTGCCCAGCTTCGCCACAGATCACCTCGCTACTGAACCGGAACCGGAGTCGGTGGAGCCTGCGCCTGCTGCTGTGCGATCTCAGGTGGGAGCGGCGGGTCGTTCTCCGGGGACCCTTCCTCAACGATCTGGTACGGGGCAGACGGGTCAGCCTCAGCCGCCGTGAGCCAGGCATCCCAGTCGGTCGATGCTTCGCCGGCGGCGACCGCTGTCGATGCCTTGGCTGCCAGTTCCGGGTCCATGGCGTAGAGGTGCTCCAGCCGCTTGCGTCGCTCCCGTTGGGCGTAGATTTCCTCGTCCTCCTGAAGGTCGGCCAGGCGCTGAGCCCGCTCCTGACGAGCCTCCTCTTCGTCCATCTGCTCCCGGACCATGGAGGCGAGTAGGGCAACATTGATTCCAGTCGGTGGTCCTGTGTATTCCTCCGGTTCCGGGACCACCGACCCAGCCGCTACCAGAGACATTTGCTCCTCGTTCTCCATCGAGTAGACCGGGAACGCGGGGGCGTTCACGGCAAGAGCGGCGGTCAGCTCCAACGAGCCCTGCTCCCGTCGCCAGTCGCCGGACAGTGGAGATCGGCGCAGCTTCGCCACCTTCTTCGGGGTGGCCTCCGGGACCACGGAGCCGGCCACCCAGATGCCGTACTCGTCCTCGCCGGCCCGGACAATGGCGATCTCGTCTCCGGTGTTGTCGTAGTGCAGGGCGGCGGCGGCGTAACTGAGCCGGATGTCGGCGTGCCGGGTGTCCATCACGATCTTGCCCACCCGCAGCGTGTCACCTTCAGCGGTGAGCACGGTGCCGAGATGGTAGGGGGCGTACCCGAGCCTGGACTTCGGGGCCAGCACACACTCCCGCATAGTCACGTCTCGATGGCACTCACCCCAGGCAGCCAGGTGCCCGTACAGTCGCCCGTCACCCTCCACGGTGATGGGCGTCTTGCCTTCCAGTTGTGGATCCTCGAACCAGGCGGCAGGTGGGGTGAGCGGGTACCCTTCCTCGCTCATGGCGTAGGTGTGAGAAGGGTTCATCTTCATGGCCGCACCTTCAGCGATCTCGATGCCGGCCTTCTTAGCGGCAGCCTTGATCCGTCCTTTGATCTGCTCAAGCTGCTCGTCGGTGTACTCGGCCGCGTTCTTCGGAACGTTGATGTACGCCCACGCGGCCCTGATGTGCTCCGGGGTGTCGATGGGGTACCTCTTCTTGTTGTCGCGGTAGCCCGGGTCGGCATAGTTCACGTCGCCATAGGGCTCCTTAGTCTCGGTTGCCATAGCTGCCTGGATCCCTTCCTGAGCTGACCGGTCCCATGGCGCTCGTATTGAGGCGTCATTGAACTCTTCGGCCATTATCGGGTAAATCTCACTGATCACGTTTCGGAGATCAGCCTTGTCTGCATCGGGGATGTCGGGTAGTCCACCATGGGCACCGGACAGCAGAGCCGCCGCCGCATAAATGGCGTGGTAGATCAGCGTCAGTCGGCCGTTGATGATGTCACCGAACGGGAGCCGGTACGAGGTGGTGGCAGTTTCCGGGAGCCGAGGGTCGTGCCACATGAAGGCCCGCTTCAGCTTCGCCGTATCAGCACCTTCCGCTGATACCTGAGCCCACGCAGCGATTCGCTTAACCGCATCATCGTTGTCAAATACCGCGTCACGGGGGGCAAGGGGAAGACCTTTCCAGCCAGAGGGGTTGACGGACGCCACCAGAGCCCCGCACCCACAGTCCTCTTCCTCCGGCCCTTCCAAGTCCATGACCATGTCGTAGTCGTCATCCGGCCACTCTCCATCCTGGTTGAGGGAGTAGATGCGCATAGCACTGAACGCTGGGATGGAGACCAAGGTGGCCCCACCGATGGTGAACTCCAGGACGTGGTCGATCCCGGTGAGTGGGTCAGCGGTGCCGGCCACCGGGCCACCCGGGTCAATGCTGGTGCCGACCACCCCCTGCTCCATCAGGTACCGGGCCTTCTTCGCGTCCGGGATGGTGTCCTCATCGAGGAAGTCACCCCAGCCGTAGGCAAAGTCCAGGCCCGCCTCGTTGGGGCCGTAGGTGATGCCCAGGATCCGGCCAACGGTGACAGCGCCCTCGTGCCCCGGTGCCGTACGCTCCCGCCAGTCCAGGGGCAGCGGCAGTACCCGGTGCCGGAGGGCTCCGTGCTCAAACACCCGCTTCCGCCGTGGCTCCTCAGTGAGTCGCCCGATGGATGCCAGGGGTCCGGCCCATAGGTGCTTGCCCAGCATTGGCATGGCAGCCAGCAACGCTTCCGCGTCACTGAGTTCCTGACGGGTATGGACGAATCCCTGCTGCCCCTGCTTCCCGTTGTTGGCACGAGCAGCCATGGCAGCCGTGATGGCAGCCTCGCCAGGGTGACCTTTCCCGGGAGGAGCGCCTAGGGCCTTCTGGTGCAGGATGTTGCACAGGCCCTCGGGGTTGGTGGGGAAATACTTCCGGAGCTGACGCACGCACCGGTTGAAGTCGTGGGGCAGACCCCAGCGGATCTTCAGGGCACCCTTGCCGGCGAGCCAGTACCTCTGTAGCTGGAGCGGCATCCCTCGTGCCGGGTTCGGATCCATCACCGCCCCCTTTCGTTGAGGATCACCAGGTCGCATCGGCAGTTGATGACCGCCTCAGGTGGTCCCATTGGATCACCCGGAAACATAAGTGGGAACCCTTCGACGTAGAACGGGTATCCGAGGTCCCGGACCTGGCCGTCTACTTCTCGGTGGGAGATTCGGACTCGTTCGTCTCGTTCGGTGTCCCAACGTTTGCGGAGCAGTCGCCCGGTGACCCGGGACTGTTCCATACCCGCTGCCAAGGTGCCGGCTCCGTAGGCTCGGGTGGTCTCGGTCTGGGCAATGGTTCTTGCCCTAGCCGGCCAGTTCTCTGAGCCGGTGTAGCTGAGCACGGAATCGACTCGTTGAGCAATCTGCTCCACTGATTCACCACTGTTCGTGCCATCCGTAATGGCGGCGAACACCAGGTTGTATGTCTCATCAGGCATCCGTACCAGGAAGTTCTGGGTCTGGGCTAGCTGACTTACTACGAAGGCGTGGCGGCTTACGGGGGGCACGTCGGTCGCCTGACTCCAGGCGCTCAGGCTGATCTTGCCAATCTCGGTCAGGATCGTATCGACTTCGCCGTCCCAGTCGCCCTGGGTGCCGTAGATGGCCGTAGGGTCCGGCATCATCCGGTACTGCCGCCATGGCTTCATCACCGCCTCTCGGGCACTGGCCAGCCACCGCTGCAACGCACCGGCTACCACTCCTGTCAGCCTGTTCTCATCCTCTTCACGGCTGGCCACGGAGGAAGCCTCTACGCTGAAGGACAGTGCCGAGGGTGGAGGAGCGATGCGGGACACGTTGTTCGATCAAGGCAAAGCAGTATTCCTGGAGCGTCGACTCAAGGGCTACCGTGTCAAGGCTTGGGTCAAGGTGTTCGGCCAGAACTGTGAGATGATCCCAGGCTCCGGCAAGCAGCTTCTGGCGATCAGCTTTGTCGGACGTGATTCGCGTATGGAGATCATGAGGCGGTACCCCGGGCCAATTGCCGCGCTGGTGGCGGTCAAGAAGACGCTTACCTACAAGCTCCATGGCCCGCACAACCGCCGCGTTTGCCACCACGAACACATTGGCGTTGGTCACCGCATAGGCATCTGGATCCCCAGTCAAGGACGCAGTGACCGCCTGCGGTCCTGGCGGTGGACCACCGGGAGCGTTCTGGGCCTCTGTTTCCAATGGGAGCGGCGGGCCGGCGGTTGGTGAGATGCCGGTCGGTGGTGCCGGTGGTGGGGGCGGTCCAGCACCAGGCATTCCTTGCTGCGGCGTGACCACGGTTTCGGCCGGCAGGATGTCCTCGGTGTAGCCAGCCACTTTGCGTACGGCTGGGATCTGGAACAGGTTCGGGTCCCGCAGCATCAGCTCCCGGGTGAACCGCTCCAAGTCCTCCTCGTCGCTGGGAGCATCGCTGATGGCGTAGTCGCCGGAGATGAGCACCGTTTCCCGGCTGACCAGACCCTTGTCGTACATCTCCCGGGTGTCCTTGAGCCGCTCCGGCCGCACAGTCAACGGGGCAGTGTCGTACCAGAACACGTACCGGTCCGGGTCTTCTTTGAGGGCCTTCAATGCCGGCTGAAGATAGCTGGAGGTCAATCCGTCGCAGATCCGGTTCATCAAAGGAACAATGTGGACGTTGATCTGGCCTTCCATGATCTGCCAGGCACCCCAGTGATTCGCTTCCCCGGCACCAGTGAGGATGGACGGGTCAATGTCCATGGCGAGGGCGAACCGGCGTAGGGCTTCAGCTCTCAGATCCAGCGCCTGCTTCGACAACTCGCTGGTGAACTGGATCAGGTCGATCTTCCCCAGCGCCTCTATCGGGATCTCGGCGAAGGTGGGCACCACACCTGCTGCCGTACCTTCACCCTTGAGTGAAGCCGAGCCTGTCTTCATCAGCCTGGATGTGAGGGCATCCCCACCGGTTAGCGGGTTGCCTTCCTGGTCCACCTCGTCCGGGAAGGACACTTCCTTCGGGATGAACATGAGGCCGGCAGAGACAAGCCGGGAGTCGATCTGGGCGAACACGAACCGGGTCAGCCGCTCGATCTCCCACAGCATCGGCATCGCCGCCCGGGTGGGGGAGTCAGCCCACAATCCACGCCGAGGGTGTGGGGTCCACACCCGGATAATCATGTCCCGCTCAGGGTTCAGATCCTCGGGCTCGCCGTCGTAGCTGGTCATGGTGACCCGGCCGGTGCGGGAGTACCGCTTCAGTTCGGAGCAGGACAGCACGAACCATTCGTCTGAGGTGGGGTCATCGGTGCTGCGGCCGATGATGTAGGCGTCGCCCGCCACGGTCAGGTTGATGCCGAGCATTCGGATGGCTTCGGCCTTACTGACCGGACCTCCGAACAGGGTGTCCGCCAGCCCGGCTATCTTGGCTTTCTTTACCTCTTGCTGGACCCGGCCGTTCTTGTCCACTTCGGCAACGTAGATACGCACGCGGGAGCAGGCGGAACCGATCCAGTTGGCTACGAACCTTAGTTCGCCAATGATGTCGTACAGTCGCCATGCTTCCTGCTGCCATGTGTCGTCACCGAACTTGTAGCTCCTCCATCCCTGCCCGTCCAGCTTGATTCGGGCAGCAGACGCGACAAGACTTTTCGGTGCCTCATGGGCGGTGGGAACGGCTGACGTAGCCCTCCGGCTGCCCAGGCGCATGGGCTACCCCTTCCGTTCAGAGAGATAGCCGGCAACCATCGAGGCTGCCGGAATGGCGAGGGCTGCAATGACCCACTTATTCGGGAACAGTATGGCCACCGGCATGATCGGGGTGGCCACCCAGATAGAGGTACACCATTGACAGTGGGCCAGATATGAGGCCATGGAGGACTCTCCCCACCGCCTCACCACCCACTGTCGGTACTTCACCATCAACTGGTCCTCAACCAGCAGTCTGGTTACACGAGCTACGGCAAGGACACCAACCACCACGGAAAGGACCAGCACGCTATTACTCTACGGTTGCCAAGAGCGCAAGGGGTAGTGGCAAAAAGAAACGCCCCCTACCAGCCATAGGGGGCGTCTCCTGTTGGTCGCTAGCGGTTCACTGCTGCCAACGTATCGTCTCGATAGTTACCGGTCCAGACTCCCACTCCACCGCAGGCGTCCGTGAACCCGTACGCCGGCCGGTGTGGGTCGATGGTGTAGTTACCGAACGGGGCATAGAACCGGTTATTAATGACGATCCAGCCGCCAGCCACATTCTCCGGGCAGTACACGGTGAAGGCACCGGCACTGAAGAAGTTCCCGTCCAGCCTCCACCGGCAGTTCTGGTCCGGGTTGCTGATGATAGAGCTGGTAATCGGGTTCAGGCCAACGAAGGAGTTGTGCAGGATCTGTACGTCACAGCCACCCTGCGACTGGATGACATCACCATGGGCCGCACTCGTGCCCTCCACTGCACCGAGGTAGGAGTCACGAATCACCGAGTTGGCATTGATCTCCAGTGCGTTTTCACAGTCGTGGACGTACATACGGGTCGCGACGAAGTTCGGTCCCCACAACCCGTTGCCGGTGCCGTTGACACAGGTGATCTCACTGTCGTGGATCGTCAATGAACCGGACTGAACCTCAACGCCCCAGAAGCAGACACCGGTGATCAGGCTGTTCCGGATCGTCACACTGGAGGCCCGGACTACCAGCCCGCACGGGATCCGCTTGCCGTCGATGACGGTGGTGCTGGTGGTAATCGTCATCGGCCCCTGGTAGGCCGTGAGCACCACGGGGCCAGGTACACCGGTTGACGCCAGGGTCGGATACCCACACGAGGCCAGCCGCGCCTGGTCGATGGGACCGGACGAGTTCTTCACGTCCCCGAAGCAGTTCCGTTGCAACCCAGTCGGGCTCGGCGTCGGCGTCGGCGTCGGCGTCGGCGTCGGGCTCGGGGACGGGGAAACGCTCGGGCTCGGGCTAGCTGACGGATTTGGTGATGGTGATGGTGAAGGTGACGGGCTAGCCGATGGTGAAGGACTCGCCGTGGGACTGGGGCTAGGCCCGGTCAAGGAATTGATCAGCTTCGTCTGCGCACTCACGCACCGATTAGCGGCGGTTCGCTCACCACTGGTCAGGTTCGGTAGTCCCAGTTGCAATTGACAGTTGCGCAACATCTCCCGGGCGAAAGTGAGGTCGGCTGACTCTGCGGCCGGCGCTGGTCTAGCCAGCACCACCAGTGCCACAACGAGCCAGATGATCGGCCCTACGACCAGTGACACCTGGAAGGCACGCTTCCATCGTTTGGTTCTCAGGGACATCTCCATAGCCCCATACTGCTACAGCAGGCGGTCCAGGGCATACAGGTCCTGGGTGAGCTGGAAGTCGTACTTGCTGGGGTCGGAGACGTTCATCCGGTTCCGCTCGCCGGCCATGAGCTTCAGGCAGGCATGAACTAGGGCGTCCATGCGGTCCGGTGACTCCCGGGTACTTTCCGGGTCGAAGAGAACCATTTGATCCTCCAGCAGGTCGTGTTCACCGACCATGTGCAGCCGTCCCTGTTCGGAACGCATGGCCACCGGCTCTGCCCGCGTCTTCTTGCCGTGTTTGGCGTGGACCGCCAGCATCGGAGGAGAGGAGTTCTTTGGGAACATCCCCAGGTCGATGCACTCGACATAGGCGTCACGGAGCACTTCCTGGAGGTACCGCTTACCCAGGTTCTCCTCGTACACCAGTAGGTCGGCACTGAACTCAGCCACCGCTCGCCACATCGCCAGGGCTGCTGCACGGCCGGAGTCCGGCACCGTCCGATCGGCCCGGACGTACAGGTGGTTGTCCGGACTCCTTGACACAACAATTATTCCGGTGCTGGCGTCCTCGCCGGTCAGGTTGGGGTCCACGCCCACCACCGTGGACACCAGGTCCGGCATCTCCTCCAACTTAATCCGGTACTTGACGATGTTCATGCGCTTAAACAGGCCACCACCGGTCAATTCCAGCATCTTGCCGTACAGCTCCTGCTCCCCCAGGTCGGTACCGGTGTAGCGGAGCTTCAACTCCCGCAGCACATGGGCGGACAGGTTGGCGGCGTTGTCGAAGGTGGAGCCACCCATGAGGTAGATGGTCCCGTCCTCCCGGCTCATCCACTCCTGAAGCAGCTTGATTGGCTTCGGGGTGGTGGTGGCGAAGCAGCGGGGGTGATCCCCGATCAGGTCTGTCCGC